GTTGTAGGTATCCTGCATGAGAAGGGCTTTGATCCAAGGACTAAGACCCATGTACATCCATCCACATTGAAAGCGTTTGTGAAAGAACGTGTCACGGATGGTAAACCAATTAACCTTGATATGTTCGGGGCATTTATCGCAAACGCAGCACAGATACGGAGGAAAGCATAATGGCTAATGCAGTAGCAACAGCAAAAGGTGTGGAAGTAAGCACCGATGTAATGGAAGACATTTTTGAAACAGCAGGAGAAGGTGCGTCCTTTGACAGTTCTGAGATGCAGATACCGTTTGTTCGGATCTTACAAGCAATGTCACCACAACTCAGCAAGAAGAAGCCTGAGTATATAGACGGAGCAACTCAAGGGGATGTGTTTAACACCGTCACTGGTCAACATTGGGATGGCGATATGGGGATCACAGTGGTTCCGTGTTACCAAACAACAAAGTATCTGGAGTTTGTTCCTAGAGAGCAAGGCGGTGGGTTCCAAGGAGAACGTCCTGCCAACGATCCTGATCTTACAAAGACAACTCGTGAGGGTGCTAAAGAAATCTTACCCAATGGTCACGAGCTTGTCCGTTCGGATCAACATTACTGTCTTGTTGTTGAAGAGGATGGTTCGTTTCAACCTGCGGTTATTGATATGAAGTCAAGCCAGTTGAAGGTGAGCCGTCGTTGGAAGACACAGATTGCAATGCAAAAGGTCAAGCACCCGAAGACTGGAGCAATGGTTACTCCGGCGGTTTATGCTACGGTGTGGAGGATCTCTACTACTGAAGAGTCAAATGACCAAGGTACGTGGGGCAATTATCAAGTTGCTAAAGAGGGCTTGGTAACTTCGCGTGATCTACTGATGGAGGCTAAAGCTTTCCGTGAGTCGATCATGGCGGGTGAGGTTAAAGCTGCAAGGGAACCCGATACGAGTGGTTCTGTGGATGAGGACAACGAAATCCCATTCTAGGTAGCAGTTTTGGGGGCAAAGGGTTTTAATCTCCTTTTTGTTCTTTGTCCCCATTCAACCTCATCAGGAGCAGAATATGTCAGCAGCGAAAAAACTGATGTCTGTGTTCGAGGGTTCACAGAAAGGCCACGGTCAAACTACGGTTGGTCGGATTGGCAGAAACGGTAAAGCAGATGCAAAGAGTTTCGTGATCCGAGGATCATTGACAGAGGATATAATACAAGGACACATTGATGGGGTACAGGGAATTGGTGCCATACCCATCAAGTCTGGAGATGTGTGTAAGTTCGGGGCATTGGATATAGATGTGTATGACCTGGATCACAAATCTCTTAGTAAAAAAATACAGCAGTTAAAATTACCTTTGCACCATTGTCGATCTAAATCTGGCGGTGCTCATTTGTTTTTATTCTTGAAGGACTGGGAACCTGCTGTTCTGGTTCGTGAGATATTATCCGAAATGGCTTCAGCCATCGGGTTCTCTGGTTGTGAGGTCTTTCCAAAGCAAGACACAATCATTGAGGACAGGGGAGACTTAGGGAACTTTATAAACCTACCTTACTTCAATGCTGAAGAGACAATGCGTTACTGCTTTGATAAGAAGTGTGAAGCTGTGGATCTTGCTACGTTTCTAATGAATGTAGAAAAGAACAAGGTCTCGATGTCTGAATTAAATGAGATGTCCTTTGCAGGAGATCGAAAACATTTTGGGGATGGTGCCTATTGTTTAGAATTGATTTCAAGTCTGGGCAAGGTCACAGAAAACAGGAACATCTTTTTGTTTGCGGTTGGTGTGTATTGTAGAAAGAAGTGGACAGACGATTGGAAGAAGCACCATGAGGAATACAACAGGTTACTTTGTCAGCCTCCGCTTCCTGCATCTGAAGTTATGCAACTGCAAAAATCTTTGGAGAAAAAAGATTATTTCTACCAGTGTGATATCTGTCCTTTGAAAGATCACTGTAACAAAGAGATATGTAAAACCAGGAAGTATGGGATTGGAAACGATGGTGCAGATGCTCCGAGGGTTGATGCACTTACTATCATGCAATCAGAACCACGTTTGTATTTCTTAACTGTCGATGGCGGTAGACTGGTCTTGTCTACGGATCAGCTGCAACATCCATCCTTATTTCAAAAGGCTTGCATGGAGCAACTGGACATCATGCCACCAGTTCCCAAGCCTGGGGATTGGCAAAAACTTATAAACTCAATGATGGAAACGGCAACGAAGTTGTCTGTCAGTGAAGAACTTACCTACGCAGGACAGTTCAAAAATCATTTACGTGACTATTGTACCAGTCGCATAAGAGCCATGGCTCCCGAAGAAATAGAAATGGGCAAGCCTTGGACAGAAAGAGGAACGACCATGTTCCGTATTGAAGCTTTGATGGAGTACCTAAAGAACAGAGGGTTTACTCAATACACCAGGGCACAGGTGCAAGATCAATTGAAACACCTAAACCATGATCAGGAATGTCATGGAACAAAGAACATCAGACGGGAAGACGGTAGAAGAACGTCCATCCGTGTCTGGTGGGTTCCTGAGTTTGAAGACATGTCTGTAGAAATTACTGCCGAGGAGAAAAGTGATGAAATCCCGTTCTAAACTATTACGAATAGGCGAGGTGTCAGAATGGCTAAACATCTCGCGTTCCACCATTTACAAGTGGGTTAATGATGGAGAGTTCCCAGAACCTGTGGTTCTTGGGCAAGACGATGGCAAACGCAGTGCCACTCGATGGAGAGAAGAAGAAGTCCAAGAGTGGCTTGAAAGCAGACCACGAGGGGTACAGGCATGATACCGCATTCTGAGATTATATTCGGGCCGCCTGGTTGTGGAAAGACATACACTCTCATGGAAGAGGTAGAGAATGAATTGTCTTCAGGAACGGCACCTGATCGAATTGGGTATGTTTCCTTTACACGTAAGGCCATACAAGAGGCTGTAAACAGGGCATCTACAAAGTTTAAGTTAGATCGTAAACAGATGCCATGGTTTAGAACGCTGCATTCTTGGGCGTTCAATGGTCTTGGGCTATCGACTACAGACATGATGGCAACCGAAGACTGGGATGCTTTAGGTAGAAGCCTTGGCTTGAGGTTTCAAGGAACGAGGGCAGTGAACCCTGACGATGGGATGCTTATGCCTGGTGCCATTGATACTGGAGATATCTATCTCCAGATGGAGAACAGGGCACGGTATAGAGGGATCTCAATTGAAGAAGAATTTAACGACGTTGCCAACCATGCTTTAAACTTTGACCAGTTTAGAAAGATCGTGGAGCAAGTGAAAGCATATAAAGACTATACAATGAAGTTTGATTTCGCAGATCAAATAGAAAAGTATGTGGAGATGGGGGAGCCACCTTCGTTAGATCTTCTTATTGTAGACGAGGCACAGGATCTCACTCCCTTGCAGTGGTCAATGGTTGCGAAGATAGCTGAGAAAGCAAAACGGGTATTGATTGCAGGAGACGACGACCAAGCAATCCACCGTTGGACAGGTGTAGATGTGAAACGTTTTCTTAGTGTGTCTACAAGGTATCGAGTTCTTACACAAAGTTATCGTATGCCCAAGTCGGTTCATGAGTTGTCACAAAAGGTTGTAAAAAGAATACAGGGTGGTCGAAGAGAAAAGGAGTTCTTGCCAACGGACAGTGAGGGTCGAATAGACTGGGCAATGAACACTCACGAGATGGATTTGACGGAGGGATCTTGGACGCTGATGGCAAGGACGAACTCATTCGTGCGTAGTTGGGGAGATGCGCTACGACAAGAGGGGTATTTGTTTTCGATCAAGGGAACCAGTAGCATAAACCAAGACGCAGCCATGGCGGCTGCTACGTGGCGTAGGCTGCAAAGAAACGAAGGTGTAGACCTAGCGTCCATAGTGGCATTGTATGACTTTGTACCGAAGCAGGGAGACCATGCTGTTGTGAAGCGTGGATCTGCAAAGCTATTAGATGCAGCTAACCCAGAATCTTTTTTGTTATACGATGATTTGGTCTCTGAGTTTGGCATGATTGCCGACATAAACAAAGACCCGTTAGAGATCGCTAGATTTGGTAAGGATGATATGAGGTACATTCGAGCCATTGAGCGTAGAGGTGAGGACATTAGTTGTCCGCCTCGTATAAAACTGTCAACATTCCACGGGATGAAGGGCGGTGAGGATGATAACTGCGCTGTTTTCTTGGGTTCCACGAAAGCCTGTGTGAACAGCAAACATCCAGATGATGAGCATCGGGCCATGTACGTTGGCCTGACGAGAACCAAAAACAGGCTGTTCCTAGTGGACACAGATCACAGGTATAAATACAAACTATGAAAAGAGACAAAGTTCTTGAGAAAGCAGAAGAATATATAAACGGTCAAAGAGCCAAGGATTACGGAGACGCATACGATAACTTCAGCCGGATAGCAGTTGGTTGGAACGTAATAATCAGAGAGTCTGATGGATACATCACACCACAGCATGTGGCTTTGATGATGGACTGGTTAAAAACCGCTCGTCTCCTTAACGAATTAACAAACGAAGACAGTTGGATCGACAAGTGCGGATATAGCGCACTCGGTGCAGAGTTCTCTGATCGGGAGAAGTAAGATGGCGAGAGATCGTAAGGATAAGAAGACGGTTGATCTTGTAGCTAGAATGGAACTGGGTGAGTCATTAGATCCAGATTGGAACATCCCATCAGAGTTTCCAGACCTGACACAGTACAAGACCGTGGCTGTAGACTTGGAAACCAGAGATCCAAACATACAGAAGCTAGGCCCTGGTTGGGCACGGGACGATGGGAACATCGTTGGGATTGCCGTAGCAGCAGGAGAATATAAAGGATACTTTCCTATTCGGCACCAGAATGGACACAATCTTGATGCCAAGATGACGATGAAATGGTTCAAGAAACAGATGGCTACACCAAACACCGACAAAATCATGCACAATGCCACATACGACGCAGGATGGCTCCGTGCAGAGGGGGTAGAGGTTCAGGGTAAGATAATCGACACAATGATCGCTGCGCCACTGGTGGACGAGAACAGGTGGTCTTACAGCCTAAACAATCTAGGACGTGATTACATCGACATGCGCAAGGATGAGCGGATGCTTCGAGCTGCGGCAAAAGATTGGGGCATTGATCCCAAGGCAGACATGTGGAAGCTACCGCCAAAATACGTCGGAGCGTATGCTGAACAA